AGAGAATAATCTACCGCTTGATAATATCTTTATTCAAGCGGTTGACATGAAAAAAGGTGGTAGAATACAACCCCACTATGATGCNTCACTTGATGGTTACATAAATTATAAGTGTAACATAAGTGTGTTATCAGAAGATTACAAAATTTTTATAGACGGTTCATCACCTGTAATCGAACAAAAAGACCTATACTGCTTTGAGGCTTCTTTATACAAACATTGGACCGAAGAGTTTAACTCAAGAAGGGTGTTTTTAAGTTTTGGTTTTATAGTTCCATATAGTGTGGTTGGAAGNACGGAAAACGACCCAAGAGTTAGATTAAGTCGACGGATATCAAAATATTTTCAAAACAAGTGAACTATTTAGATATTTATCGATATACTTAAAATTGTAATATGGAAAATAATAATCAAAATATAACGATATGGCAGAGGTTATCTAAGACATTTGGCCCTAATTCTTTATTGAACCAAGATTACCCCACATATAAATTAGACAAAAAAGAATTACTAAAAACCCCCAACAAACAAGAATATGAAAGGGAAAAATTAGAGGCTCAACAATCTTTATATTTATCAGGTCAATGGGCAAAAATAGAAAATAATCTATATACTCAGGCAATTTATTATGAACCAACAAGATTGGCAGCATTCTATGACTACGAATCGATGGAATTTACTCCTGAGATCTCAACTGCGTTAGACATATATGCTGAAGAATCTACAACACCAAACCAAGATGGTTTTATTCTACAAATTTATTCCGAATCAAAAAGAGTAAAAGGGATTTTAGCGGATTTATTTAATAATGTTTTAGACGTTAATACCAATTTACAGATGTGGACAAGAAATACATGTAAATACGGTGACAATTTTGTATATCTAAAATTAGATCCTGAAAAAGGTATTGTGGGATGTATGCAATTACCAAACATTGAGATTGAACGATTGGAAAGAGGTATGGCAGCAAAATCAATTAATGCTGAAGTGGACCCAAAAGACAAAGGATTAAGATTTCATTGGAAAGTAAAAGATATGGAATTTAATAGTTGGGAAATTGCCCACTTTAGATTACTTGGTGATGATAGGAAACTACCTTACGGAACCTCAATGTTGGAGAAGGCAAGGAGAATATGGAAACAATTATTACTATCGGAAGACGCGATGTTAATCTATAGAACCTCAAGAGCCCCTGAAAGAAGGGTGTTTAAAGTTTTTGTGGGTAATATGGACGATAAAGATGTTGAGGCGTATGTACAACGTGTAGCAAACAAATTTAAGCGTGATCAGATTGTTGATAATAAAACAGGTAACGTTGATTTACGATTTAATCAAATGGCGGTAGATCAAGATTATTTTGTTCCTGTCCGTGACGTTACACAAACGATGCCGATTGAGACATTACCGGGAGCGTCAAATTTATCTGAGATTGCGGATATCGAATATATCCAAAAGAAATTAGTAACCGCATTACGTGTACCAAAAGCATACTTAGGGTTTGAAGAAGTTGTTGGGGATGGTAAGAATTTATCATTACAGGATATTCGTTTTGCAAGAACCATTAATAAAATCCAAAAAGCAATGATTTCAGAAATGAATAAAATTGCAATCATTCACTTATTCATTTTAGGGTTTGAGGATGAATTACAAAACTTTACATTAGGATTAACAAACCCGTCAAAACAAGCGGATTTATTAATGATTGATGTTTGGAAAGAAAAAGTATTGTTATATAAAGATTTAGTAAGTGAAATACCGAATACATTATCACCAACTTCAGCAACTTGGGCTAAGAAACATATTTTTGGTTTCTCAGATGAAGATATTAAATTAGACACACAACAACAAAGATTGGAAAGAGCTGTTGCCGCTGAATTGGCAAATACTGCAACCGTTATCACACACACAGGTATGTTTGATGTTGTGGATAAATTATATAAAACTAAATCGGGATCTACAGAAAATCCACCAGCAGGTGGGGCACCACCAGCAGGCGGTGGAGGAGGATCATCATTCGGAGGTGGTGGTGGATCATTACCTGATTTCGGAGGTGGTGAAGAATCCCCATTACCACCATTAGGTGGTGGAGCACCTGAAGGAGCCCCTGAACCACCGGAACTAGGAGCACCACCAGCACCTGAAGAAGAAACATTACCTGAAGGAAAGAAAAATGATAATCTAAATATTCTATTAGAAAGTGACGATATTCATGGTGACAAATACATTGATCTATCAAGAGGAAAAAATTCTTTGGGGTCAATTGAAAATGAATTGAGCAAATTACTAAGAGATTGATATTTATAAATAAAAAAGATTATGAAGTTCGGAATATTAAAATCAAAAATAGAAAACAAATTAGTTGAGTCGTACAAAAACAACACAATTAAAAAAGAAATGCCAATATTCAATAAGTTAGTATTGAAGAATAAAAACATTTCTAAACTTTTTTACTTATACGACGAATTGAGCACAAACAAAGGTTTAAACGAATCTATTGCAAACGAGTACATAAATCAAAGTATTACTGTTTATGAAAACTCAATAAATAAAATATCAAAGGACGATATTAAATCAATTAACGCTTGGGTTGAGGGTACCGAATATAATAACGAATACGATGTTATAGATGATCTATTCTCAACGGGTATTACTAAATTAGAAGAAAAAATTAAAAGTAAAAAAACTATTTTAGAAAATATTTTAAAATCACCAAAACAAAAAAAAGAAATTATTAATATTCCATTAAATACTATGGTTAGTATTGCAAACAAAACAATTAAAAACTATATTAATGGTCTAACTGAATCCGATCAAAAAAAATTAAAAACTTTATTAACCAAAGACGATGAGGTTTTAAAAACTGAATATAACACACTAAAAGAAAATGTGTTAAACAAGTTAGAGTCAATGCAAGAGACAGATCAAGATAAGGAAGTAACCCAAAGAATTAACGAAACAATTGAAAAAATCACACTTGAATCTTTTGATAAGTTAAACTACTTTAAACTAAAACAATTAAACGAAAATCTTTAATCGTTACCCTTTAATTTTTGACGATAAATAGACTTGTTAAGAACATTCCTATTTTTTACAGATTTTTTAGTAAATTCTTTTCTATCATTTAAGTGAGAATTTTGTCTTGTTTTAATTACCTTACTCTTCAATTCCTTAAGAGCTCTTTCAATCCCCCCATTCTTGGTTACGTGTACTATTAACATATAATGTTTTAATAATTTATTTTATATTTGATATATATCATAAAATTAACTATTATTTCATAAAATAAACATTGTTTTTATGAAAAATACAAATGAAAAAAGGGAAGACCGCAAAACTGAGTGGATTTAGAAACTCAAAAATTACCTACGGAACAGTAGACTCAAAAAATTTTAAATCTTTATATTTAAGTTTACAGACTTGGGCAGAACCAATTAAAGACTCGGAAAATTGGACAAGAGTCGTATTAAATATGAACCGATCTATTAAACACTCAATCTACAACAATATAGATAAAACAACATTTGACGATAAGTTCATTGTTGATATGGATCTAAGAACAAGTGGTTTAACACTAAAGAAAAAATCTTTTATGAATTTAGAAATTAACTTATATCTTATTGATGAGATAGATTTTAAAGATTTAAAACTTAAAAGAAAATTAAAAGAAATCATTAAGGGAATCTATGATGATATCCTACATAAAAACAATCAATTCAAATTTTATTTAACAAAAAATGGTAATGTTAAACCAATTAAAGTAAAAACCGAAAAAGTTTAGTATTTATAATAAAAAAATACTATGAACGGTTATAAAATTTTGGGACCCCATGATTCGGGTAAAGGAATACTTATCGAATATGATTCAGGATATATAAATCCTAATGAGGGTCGTAATTTAGACATACTAAAAGAGTCAAGAAACATGCTTGACCACTCTAAACCTTTTGAGTTCTATGCTGTATTACAGAAATATGATACGCCAAATAGAAATGGTAGGGTTTATCCTGAGAAAATATTAAAGAGAGAAGCCGACAATTATAAGAAAATAATTGAAAAGGGTACCTCACTCTCTGAATTAAACCATCCAGAGTCTTCTTTAATCGATTTAGATCGTGTATCACACTTAATTACGGAAGTATGGTGGGAAGGACCTATATTATTAGGTAAAATAAAGTTACTTACAAGTCCTGGATTTCATGAAAGAGGTATTGTATCAACAAAAGGAGACCTAGCGGCAAACTTTTTACGACAAGGAGTTACTTTAGGAATTTCTTCTCGTGGTGTGGGATCACTTAAAAAAGTGGGTGACCAAAATGAGGTTCAAGATGATTTTGAATTAATTTGTTTTGA